AATAAAGATTTTATGTGGAATAGCTGTCCTCCAGAAGTAAGGGAGAAAACTTATTTTGTTGAAAACACTAAGAATCTTACACCTAAGAAATTAACACAAAAAGTGAAGGAGATTATAAAATGAGAAATCCTATATTGCTTACTGGAACTGGTATATATAAAATAGTAAATAGGTTAACAGGGAAGATTTATATAGGAAGTGCTGTTAACTTAAGTGAAAGATGGAGATTGCATAAACATCATCTAGATAATAAAACCCATAGAAACAGGTATCTGCAAAACGCATGGGATAAATATGGTGAATTTATGTTCTCATTTGAGCCTTTGATTAATTGTGAGAAAGAAGATTTGTTAGATTTTGAACAAGATGCTTTAGATGCTTATCAATCATATGACAGAGAAATTGGCTACAATATAAATCATTTAGCAACAAATTCTCTAGGTGTCAAACGATCTGATGAAACTAAAAAGAAAATTAGTGAGTCAGGAAAAGGCAGAATACCTTGGAATAAAGGATTGACTAAAGATGATCCTAGAGTAAAAAAATATGCTGATAAAAATAAGAATAGAATTGTTACAGAAGAGCAACGAGAAAAAATAAGGAAAACTCTCACTGGTTATAAACATACTGAGGAAGCAAAAAAGAATATGTCAGGAAGGGAGTTGTCAGACGAACATAAGAAAGCAATTTCTAATTATATGACAGGAAAAAAGCATACGTTAGGAAGAAAACATACTGACGAATGGAAACAAGAAGCCAAGATAAGAATGTCAAAGAGAAAAAGAGATTCTAAGGGCAGAATGATGAAAGGGGTTATACAATGAAGTCAGGAATCTTAATTTCGGGGTGTGCAAGGTCAGGAACCTCAATGACTGCAGGAGTTATAGATATTTGTGGGGCAAAGGGTGGTCAGACAAGTCCTGCAACTATATACAACAAGAAAGGAATGTTTGAGAATGCTGATATCAGAAATAATCTGGTTAAGCCTCTTCTTCAAACTCTAGGAGTTGATCCTATGGCGCAGCATCCTTTACCAGATGTAAATCTATTCAAAGATTTAGATGGTGAAGAATGGAAAAGAAAAGTGGAAGACACTCTTAGATATCAAGGTGTAGGTGAGAATGATGATTGGTACTATAAAGGTGCAAAGATGTGTTTAATGTGGCCTTTATGGAATGCAGCATTTCCTGATGCTAAATGGATCATAGTCAGGAGAAGAAGTAAAGAGATAGTAAATTCCTGTATGAGAACAGGTTTCATGAGAGCTTTTGATACAGAACAAGGTTGGCAAGGATGGATTCACCAACACATAAATAGATTTAATGAGATGTTACAGGCTGATTTAGACCTCAGAGAAGTATGGCCTCAAGAAATGATTGATGGACAATTTAGTGAGGTAAAATCAGTAGTTGAATGGCTAGACTTGGAATGGAAAGAAAATGAAGTTAAAGAATTTGTAGCACCCTCATTATGGAATGAAGGAAAAACAATCGTCAATGACAAACTTGTAGCACAAGCATTTGACGAAGGAAGGTTAGGATAATATGGCAAGAGTGACAAGTGGAATATACCAAATATCATGTAAAATTAATGGTAAACGGTATATAGGGAGTTCCAAAAATGTCTTTACGAGAAAGACTGTACATTTTAGAGAACTTAAAAATTCCATACATTCTAATAGACTTCTTCAAAATGCTTTTAATAAGCATGGGGAAGAGAACTTTGAATTCAAAGTTTTAGCGTTTTGTGAACCAGACTTTCTAATAGAGCAAGAGCAAAGATTTCTAGATTTTTGTAAAACTTATGAAAGAGGTATTGGTTATAATCTACACAAGAAAGCTGATTCTCCAATAGGTGTTAAACGATCTCAGGAATTTAAAGATAAGTTATCTAAAACAAATACTGGAAGAAAACATACTGAGGAATCTAAAAGAAAGATGTCTGAAATACATAAGAAGTTAGTTATCTCAGATGAAACGAGAAGAAAAATTACAGAATCTAAGAGAGGAACAAAACTATCTAAAGCACACAAAGAGAAAATAAGTAAAGCTTTGAGAGGAAGAGATACGAGAAAAGAAGGTTCTTCTTCCGATAGGACTTGTTCAGAAGAAACACGTAAAAAATTGTCAGAGGCTACCAGAAAAAGTTGGTTAAAGGCTTCTAGAAGGGAGAAGAGCTAATGGCTCGTGTCACAGATAGTGAGGTGGCAGCAATACTTGATACTGATGTTAGCAGTTTTACTCCATTTATAACTGCAGCTAATACATTAGTAACTACAGTATTATCTACACCTGCAAAAATAACAAACACTACATTGTTAAAAGAGATAGAGAGATGGTTAGCAGCACATTTTTTCAAATGTAGTTTAGAGCCACAAGAGAAAGTACAAGAAGTAGGAGAAACAAAATCTACATTCTTTGGTGCTTCAAATGAGACACTATTAAATTCTACTCTCTATGGACAAACAGCATTGGCTTTAGATACATCAGGATCGTTAGCAAATTTAGGAAAGAGAATAGGGAGATTTAAACCAATTCTAGCAATTAGCAGAGCAGAGGATGCATAATGACATCATTTTTAAACAGAGGACACAATCAAACATTAGTCTATTGGGCTTTCTCAGCTAGAGATGGTTTTGGTGGAGCTACCTTTTCAGCACCAGTTGAGATAAGTGGTAGATGGGAAATTAGACAGAAGATGTTTACTACTGCAGCAGGTCAGAAATTAGAAAGTAGCAACATAGCATACGTAGGACAGGATGTAGAACCTAATGATTGGTTATTCTTAGGGTCATTAACTGACATAGCTTCTGCTATAGATGAAACTAATCCTAAAAATGTGACAGGTGCTTTAGAAGTGAAAGCAAGAACTAAAATACCAACATTAAGAGCAGATAAGTTTCAAAGGATAGTCTTTATGACAGAAGCAACATCTACGAGGTAAACATGGGAATAAAAGTAATAGGTGGCAAGTTAGTAATAAAAAACCTTAAAAGAGAAATCAAGAAAATAGAAGGTGGATTATCTAGAGTAGGTATGCTTAAAGTAGGTAGATTAGTCATGGATAGATCAAAAGCATTGACTCCAGTGGATAAGGGAAATTTAAAAGAAAGTGCCTTTGTAGTATTTGGTGGAGACAAAATAGCTCCTCAAGCTATTGCTACAAGTAATTTTGATACTACTGAACCAGAGGGTAAAAGAGTGGCAGCAGAACATGGTGGAGTAGTTTCAGACTTTACAGCTAGTAGAAGACCTAATCCATTTGCAGTAATAGGGCATACAGCTTTCTACGCTTTAAAAGAACATGAAGCCGTTGAAGAAGTTCATGATATAGGATTTCCAAAGTTTTTAGAAACTGCTGTAAAGATGTCACAAAGAGATATACTTAAAATATTAAAAGAGAGTGTGAAACGATGAATTCTCCAAGCGAGGACATAAAAGATTTATTAGAAGCATCATCTGCAGCCACAGGACTTACATTTGGAACTGATCTATTTGTGGGACAAGAACCTGATGGTGGTGGGGTTGCTGATAAAGTAGTAACTGTTTATGACACAGGTGGTGGACAACCTGATCCAAACAGAAGCTTAAAGGAACCAACAATCCAAATGAAAATAAGAGGAGATAAGTTTGGTTACGAAGCAGGTTATACATTAGCAGAAACTGTATTTGATGTTTTGCATGGAGTAAAAAACACAACAGTTAATTCTACTAGGTATGTACATATCATAGCCACATCGGATTTATTGTATTTAGGATTTGATAAAAACAATCGCCCTATGTGGACATGTAACTTTAGAATTATTAGAACAGCTTAACATTTAGGAGGAAATAAAATGGCAAGTAGTGCAATTAGTGGTGTAGGAACAGTGTTCAAAAGAAATGCTGTAGCTTTGGCAGAAGTTAATTCTATATCAGGGCCGAATAGAACAAGAGACACAATTGATGTGACTACTCTAGATTCAACAGGTGGTTATAGAGAGTTTATTGGTGGTTTCAGGGATGGTGGAGAAGTAGTTTTAGATATGAACTACACAAGAAATGGATTTGATTTACTTAACACTGACTTTGAAAATAACACAACTGCTCAATCTTACGTATTAGTTATGCCTGATACAGGAAACACAGAGTTTGCTTTTTCTGGTTGGGTAACAGCTATCAGTAAGAGTATACCATTAGATGATAAAATCACAATGAGTGTGACTATCAAAATAGACGGACAAATTACAGAGACATCATAATAAGATTTTTAACCTTAACCAGAGGAGTTTTCAAATGAGTAATTTTTTAACAAAAGAACAAATAATGCAAGCACAAGATTTAAAGACTGAGACAGTTCACGTAGAAGAATGGGGTGGAGATGTTCAGGTAAGAACTATTACAGCTAAAGAGAGAGATGAATTTGAAAAGCAGTTAATAAGTGGTAATGAAGGTGATATGGAAAACATCAGAGCTAAATTCGTTGCTGCAACAGTAGTAGATGAAAAAGGAAAACTAATGTTTGGTAAACTTGATCTAGTTGACTTAGGAAAGAAATCAGCTTCTGCAATGGATAAATTATTCGAAGTAGGACAAAGACTTGCAGGACTTAAAAAAGAAGAAGTTGAAGAACTGGTAAAAAACTAAAGAAGCCAAGCAACCTTATTAAATTCAGACTTTGTTTGGCTTTAGGTTTCCCACATCCAGATTATTTAATGGAGTGTCTGACTTCGAAACAACTTAGTGATTGGGAAATTTTTTACGCAGTAGAACCATTTGGCGAGGAAGCCGAGTGGAGTAGGATAGGTAGATACTGTAGTCTACTTATTAACTTGAAATTGAAAGAAGGAACGAAACAATTCACACCTTACGATTTTATGCCTAGTTTATATGAGGGTAAGAGAAGTAGAAAAGAACAAACAACAGCAGATCATGTTGATTTAATGAGATTAA